CTGAGTCGTATGATTACGAATGACATAGTTAGCATATGTCATGAAGTGAATACTCATTTCAGGAGACGAAACGTATGATAGTCCTTCTTTAGGAAGTGACGCGAGCATACTGTCGATTTCTGCGATATATCCTTGGAGATGTCCAACTTCCTTTAGTGAAGGAGCATCGATAGGCATAATGAAAACCTGAGCATTATGCTTAATATCACGCGCCTGTATGGTCACGCGACTACCTGCTGCGTTGTATTTCGTGTGTGGTGCGAATCCAATGATAGCACGACCAATCAGCTTACCTAAATCTGAATCTACAGGAACAGCATTCGTTACTGTATTTGGCTTAAACAACCAGTGCGATACTCCGTCAATCTTAGCACGACGCAAGTCTGCTTTAGCAAACATCATGTCGCCTTGAAGAATTTCGTTCTTATTGTTCGTGATTGAGGGGAGATATTCTAGAGCGAGCTTTAGTTTAGCTACGAGCCCAGGAGCATGACCGTGATTAACGTCGATATCTTCGTTTGTATAGTTAATCTTAGGATCTTTATTGAAAATAGACTTAGTTGCTACGAAAAACTTGCCGTTGTTGTAGCCATAGAAAATGCTAGGAGCGCCATCAATCTTAGTCTGATTTACAGTTTCAGGAATACCCTTGATAAGGTCATGGAAAAATCCGCTGATCTTAGTGAAAGAACGAGCGCCCGAAACGTACAGCTCATCTTCGATGTGCGTGTAATGTGACTTGTCTTCTTCAGCAGAAAACGTCGTCTCGAGCACGAAACTCTTAAATCTTTTCATTTCACTCCTAGCGGGACTGGCGTACCCTAACCGCTTTATCTATAGTATTTATAAAAACATCTTGACGACACAAAGGTAACATGATATAATATGAGTGTTACGAAAGGGTCATAATGGTTTGCTTAATACGTTCCTTAATGCGTCACCCGTATTAACAAAGTTACGATAGATACCCCCTGTCTTACGTGAACTGAGTTCTAGTATTTGACTATCCCCCAGATAAACGTCTAACACATAATTACCTCCACCCGTAACACGAGTTTGAGCTGATACTTTTTTACCTTTGAACTGTTTCTTCAGCATCTGAAGATTTTCGACGAAATACACTTTAAGACCAGCACCAATATCTACGATTGTAATCGTTTTATCATTGAACGAAATGAAGTAGCTGATACCATTTATAAGCTTATCAATATCATTCGCTTTTGATAGTTCTCCATATACCAATTTATACACTTCAGTCTGAGACTGTGTCGTGATGGGTTTCAGGTTAATCTTATTGATCTTGTCGATAGTTGCCGCTGGCAGGGTGATACCCACAGCACTTGAGAATGTTTTCATAGCCTCAGAATGAAGACCAGATGCCTGACCAACCTGAGTGATATGATTAATCTTAACCGAAAGATTAAGTTTCATCTCGATAGGTTTACCTGGAGCTTTATCATTTCCTGACCAGCCTTCATAATACGCAGTCACGATATCGGCTTTCGTAGGATTTTTCTTATCCTGACCTGAGATACTAGTTGACACAATATCAATACGATCTCTACGTCCGTTGTTATAGAAATACTCCGCGTGTTCCTTACATGCGCCAGAGTTAACATATCTACAAGCATCAGCGATATACGGCGCTAAGTCGGCGCTAGAAGCAAGAACAGATTTTCTAGCATTAAGATACGTAAAAGCTGATCTATTGAGAACATAGAACGCATAAACAGTATCGATACCAACTGACGCCTTTTTGTTTGGGACTGTGTATTTGAATGCTTTCGCAATAGATTTCTTGGTATCAGACGGACCTTTAACAGCAGTATATGCGCCGGAATCTGATTTATCGACTAGAAACTGTTTGATATATTTGGCTACATGAGCAGCATTGATACTACCACCAGTTCTACCATCTACGAATCTAGCAACGATAGCTGCTTGGAGTAGTACCTCAGCAAGATATCCAAAGGGAACCTTTTCGCTGCTCTTCATGATAGCGCCAACAGTGAACCATTTGTCGGCTTCTTTTGAAGTATCAAGCTCTATCGCATCAACAGCAAATTTATATGCGTTTAGGTCAGCTATATCGGCTCTCAGTTTATTGCCTTCGATTAAAGTTTTGAGCATTTTAATCGCAAGATCTCGTGATCTTTTAGTTGGATTAAGCATGACGGGATCTCCCCCGCCATTCTTTTCTTTGATAAATGCGATAGGTGCGTCTTTACTCAGTACATCAATCGCATAATTGACGTATTTGTAACAAGAAGTTATACCGCTCGCCATTCTTATAGGATTTGCCATATTGCACCTATTTATAAAAAAAGGGAGGAGCGTTATTGCTCCCCCCTGACTCATGACAAAAAAGCACCTCCTTAGTCATGGACATTCTGTAATAGAGCAGTCTTGACCCATGGATCATTAGATTTAGTCATAGCATAAATGGCGTAGTCCTTATTCAAAATGACTTCTACTTTAAGATCTGTAACGCCTTTGCTGATAAATCCTAATTCTCTAGCAGTACCGCGGGAAGCGTCTAATTCGCGTCCGTGTGCGAACGGACCTCTATCATTAACTCGCGCGATAACGGTCTTGTTATTATCCGGATTCGTTAGTTTTAGGAGAGTACCGAACGGATACGATTTATGGGCAACTGTTAATCCATCTGGGTTATAGCGTTCTCCTGACGCAGTTCTTGTACCCATTTGATACCAGCTAGTCTTAGCAAGCTTTGGTTGTTCAACAGTTTGTGAAGCACAGCCTACAGTAAGCAGACAAATGCAAATTAATGTTAAAATTTTGTGCATTTTTTATTTAGTAAATGGTGCGCCGGGAGGGACTCGAACCCCCGATCAGACCGTTATGAGCGGTCGGCTTTAGCCACTAAGCTACCAGCGCATACCATCAGAACTTCGAAACCGAAGCTCGAACAGGATGAATCATATATTCCTCGAGAGATTCATATGAAGGTAGAACCAAACTTCCGATGATAACATAAGGAACAGTTTTGACTTCAGGAAATGTTTCTTTAAATTCTTCACGAGTAATATCAAGACCGATAACGATTTCGTTATATTCTATATCATGTTCGGTCATGAGTGCCTTAGCTTTATCACACCAAGGACAATTGTCCTTACTATAGATCGTCACCGTCATTATATAGTTCTCCTGTTTTTTGTCTGAATTTATAACCGTAAGTTCGTTTCCAGTCACCTAGAATGATACCTTGTTGCTTGCGAGCTTCAATTTCCCAAGGTAAATCGAAATACGAACCACTCCCACGTCCTTCTGACTGAACCATGGTATTTTTCCATTTACAGTAGTCGGCATGAGAAGCTAGATCTTTTAAATCGCCGGTGGCATATTGCCTAATATGAACGATTTCGTGCGCGAGTACTCTATACAGCATATTATCTTTTAGATAATTACACAACTCCATTTCATACTCGCGTGGACGATGATTATCATCTTCCCATACAACTGAACCATAGAAATTGGATTCTTTAAGTTTTTCTGTGATTCTAATCTTGAGCTTTATGTTATTAGCCAAACGATTGCCTAGGGTATAACCTAGCATCCATCGCGCAGCATTCTTAAGAATTTTTCGTTTATGTTTATCGCCGCCTGTAATACTGATTTTGGCTTTATTATTTGCGTACTCCAAAGCTCCTGGGACCATTGCGTCTCCCTTCTTGCTTATTGGACTATCATACTCTATTGGGTCATATTCGTCAAGATCAATATTATTTATTCTATCAGAACTTGAAGTTTCCGAACTTAGCTTTAGGTTTACTGCGTTCACGATCTTCCATTCCAAACTTGCTATTATCCATAACAGCATCAGAGCGTTTCGTTTTGCCGCCACGACTATCATCAATGATATCGTTTTGAGCAGAATCTTCGGTGTCGAATAGACGCATCTTAGTTCTGTCGATACCCAGCACGAATTTCTTGTTGATAGCAGGGTCGGCATAACGATTCTTAAGCTGCTTGACCATAACCTGACCAGCTTCATCAAGTTCGTCAGTACGAACGAGCGCAATCATGAAGTCGGCAGTTGCAGGTAGACCAAAAGATTCTGAAGTATCTTCAAGACCAGGATCACTTGACGAATATCCAGTTCTAGTCGTTTGAGTGGCAGATACGATAGGAACGTTCTTTTCAACTGCGAGCCCACGCAGTTCTTCTGCGATAGCCTTGATATATGTATAGCTGTTTACGTTAGATCCTGTCTTAATTCGAGACGAGCAGCAGATATTAAGATAATCGATGTAGATAATGTCCGGTACGAAGCTTCGCTTTAGATTAAGCTCATTAAGCAGATGACGAAAATGACCTACGTGCGCGGACGCAGTAGGATATTCCTTAATGATAAGTTTACCATCGGTCTTCGATTTGATACGAGCAATCTTACTGTCGTACATATCCTTAGGAAGATGACCAAGATCGTCAAGAGGCACATTCAATAAATTAGCGTCGATACGCTCTGCGATCTTTTCTTCAGCCATTTCCATAGTGATATACAGAACGTTCTTACCTAGTGTAAGATTAGCAGCAGCAAGATGACACATCATCAAAGTCTTACCAGCACCAGTGCCAGCGAGGATGATATTGAGTGACTTACGAGATAATCCTCCACGAGTGATAGTATTCATCAACTCAAGGTCGAACGGGAGCTTTTCTTCCTTACGATGGTAGAAATCATATCGCTCTTCGAAATCTTCAATAAAATCGTGACCAACATGACTATCGAACGAAACACCCAACGCTTCAGCAAGAATTTCTGGAAGTGAGTTCTTAGTTCTGTTCTTATCCTTACCATCAAGAATAGCGATACTATCCATGATGGCGTTATAGACTGCGCGCTCTTGACAGAATCCCTCGGTTGTTTCTAGCAACCAAGTCATATCAGAAAGTTCTGGTTCGACAAGTTCGCGAACCAGTTCCATTGAGCGCTTATGCTCTTCTTCACTTAGATTAGTGCTAGACTCGAGGTCAATCCCAATCGCTTCACGGGTAGGGCGACTATTGTACTTGAGCATGAAATCATTGATACGCTTGAACACCTGACGCTCACTCGAATCACCGAAATACTCTTCTTTTAGAAATGGTAATGTCTTACGAGCGAAGTCTTCGTTATGAACCAGATTCTTTAGAATCGTCAGCTCTATCTTCATTTCCAATTTTTCCTACTTGCTTGATTAAAATATCTTGAAGAATGCAGGCAACAGTGTCTTCGAAATTTTCCTTGAGCTTACCATCAAACATTCCGTCAGCCCAAAATGACTCGACGACATGATAATTAAATTTAAGCCAAGGTTCGTCGCTATCTTCAACTTCGCTCGATATCTTTAAATTTTCGTAGTGAAATACGACGCCTTCAAACTCGCCGTCTTCGATTTGCATACAAATGAAGTTAGGTACATCTAATCTTTCAACAGTAGTATAACGCGGAGCGCTTGGATTGTCAATGACTTTCATTGTTAAGCCTTATTGTTACATGAGGATCAAATCTCAAGATACCGAGAGTGAAATTTTCAGCCGCATCTTCTGCGTATCTCAATGATTTGTTAGGAAATGTGCGATACTCGATGAGTTCATTATTCTCATAGAATTCTACGCCATATGTGTTATCATCCAATATGATAGTAGCGGTTTTACTTTTGTCGTCACTCCAAAACTCATTTAGTGTTGTGTATTTTTTCATGGTTTAGTCCTCATAGAAATGTTAAATGCCAGTGACACTCTTTCTTCATCAGTCTTATTAGTTGGCACATTATGTTCCAACCAAGAAGGAAACAACAACAATAATCCCGGTTTTGGAATTATGGATTGTGTGTTTCTTAATCCATACATCATTCTTGAACTGTTTGCCAGTTTATTTGGAGTATGAAAACAAATCGCGTTATCATCACCATTTGTTTTCATATAATACACACCAGATAATTCGTAGTAAGCATGTGAATGTTGCCAATGGAATTCACCTTTTTCCATTTTAGCAAACCACGACTCTTCTATTATCAGGTCGTTGGTGTCCATAAAATATTGCGGAACATTGATTTCTTTTAGATACTGTTGAATGTTTTTAAATACTTCAATCAGAAACAATTTAGGTTTGTGTGATCCTAATATATTAAGTGAAATATGTTTAGTAAACGAAGCAGTACGAATATCCCATCCTTCAACCTTATCGAAAGATAACGAATCATATAACTCTTGTAGTTCTTGCTGAACAGCATCTACATTATCTATTAGATTATGATAGACTGGAGTAGGAAAGCAATATTCAGTAGGCATTTATTCCTCAGTATCTTCCATGATAGCGCCGTGTGAAATAGAATAGGTTTCCTTGATATACTTTGCAAAATCTGTTTCTTTGAACATCTTCAACCAGAACTCTTTATTATCTACAATATCAGCAGCACGCACGTTAGGTGTATGCACTTCTCCTGTTTCTTTATCAACCGTTGCATACCAACCGTTTTTTGGTTTTACGATATAACCGCCATCAATAGCAACATCAAGCAAACCACTCCAGCGGTTAATACCGCCCTCATATGATACGGTGATTGGAATCTTTGACTTTTCTCTGACATATCTTGATTTCTCCACGTTAATTACAAAGTGATAACCTTGTATACCATCAGCGTCCTTATCCTGCTGACGACCAAGGATCCAAATAGCGTCTGATGAATAATAGGAACCAGTTCCACCTCCAACGATATCCTTTGGATACAGACCGATTTCCTTATATGTATGATTGACAACGACCATAGGAATATCGCGCATCGTGAGATACGGAGTTACCATACGGAACAACGACTTGAGCTGTTTCGCGCGAGACATATCTGCTACAGACTTTTCGTTGAGGGCGTCTTCAACTTCTTTCTTTGAGGCAAGATTGCCAATCGAGTCTATGATAATCATAACGCGATCAGTGCGTTCGATATTAGTCAGCTGCTTCATGATGTCGAACTTGAGTTCTTCGACGTCCATGATAGGCGTATGAACTACCTTATCGAAAGCGATACCGAATGTGTTGAAATACGATTGAGGTGTACCGAACTCAGAATCGTAGAACAGGATAACTCCGTCATCATACTTCTTGAGGAATGCCGACGCAAGAAGCAATGCGAAACCAGTCTTAAAATGCTTAGACGGACCAGCAAGCATAGTAAGTCCAGGAGTGATACCTCCGTCGATAGAACCAGACAACGCCACGTTAATCATGGGCACAGAAGTCGGGATCATATCTTTCTTGGTGAAGATCTTACTATCTTCGAGCGTAGCCGTAAACTCGATTGTACTATTCTTAATCAACTTATCTCTTAGTGACATATCACTTTCCCTTCTCAAAAAGAACCAATCTTTTAGCATGATTATATTATACTCTAAATATGATAAGTCGTCAAGACTTCATGTAATCGTCCATTTCTTTAATGAACTTTTTGATTGTTTTGTCTCGATTAGGCCAAACGATAGTATCCTTTTCAGGATTCTTCATCAAGTTATTGAGTAATGGCATAATCATCTTACGAAGGCCTTCTGCCTTATCTACAGCTTGAGTTTTCATTTCTTCGGAATCAGAAAAAGTAAATCCGAAATCGTAATCGTCATTTTTCATGAGAAAAAGTCCTCTAGTGTGCTTTGCTTTTCTTCGTTCCAGTTGATCACGTCAAGAATTGCACGAAGCGGCGACATGAATGCTTTGTCGAACTGGACATCATAGTCGATATATGCGTCGAGATTAAACTCGGAAGGGATAGTTGAGAAAGCACAAATCACATTATCTCGAAGCGGATTAGGCATCCTGAGATATGAAAATCGAATCTTTTCGCCATCCTTGATTAGCTCATATTTTTTCTGAAGCTTGAGCTGCTTGATTTTGTTATTGTATGAAAGAGCACCGCGAACATGAATCGGAACACCTTTAGTTTCGCGTTGATATTTAGTTAGATCCTGAACAGAACGCGGAAACGCAACTTCTTCGAACGATAACTTATAGAACTTCGCTTTGAACTCAGCGATGAACTTATGTAACTCTTCTTCAGGGTGATTCATGATAATGTTGAGCGCATCTTTAATAGCTTCACGACACACAGCAGGAGTTGAAGACTTAACAGCTTCGATGCCTAACATCTTTAGTTTAGGCTTGGCATAACGCACGCCTTCAGAATCATGAACGTTTAGGATATAGCGTTTCTTAGCAGTCCAGATACCACGATCAGCGATAACTTCACGCTTCATGTTCATTTTTTGCTGGAAGGCGGACATACGGTCAGCAAGATCCTGATAGATCTCTGCAATGACTGGTTCAATTTTATCGCTAGCCACTTTATCCAAAAAGTTAACGATCTTTTCTTTAAGTTCCGGAGTAATTCCCTCTGTTTCAATTCTTTGTCCAAAGACCATATGAACAAGTCTGTCAAAACTAATATACAGCGAATCTGTATCCGATGCAATAACATAATCGTAATCTCCCGTTTTTAATAGCTTATTGAGATACTTATTCATCTCGTTTTCAGCCCAACGAATCGAGAGCTGACCACCAAGAGTAATAGCAGTCGCTTGTTCGATATCAAAGAAACGGAAATGAGGATTACCAATAGCGCCGTAAGCTGAGTTTAGCTGAATCTTTTTAGCCATTTGCATATTCTTGTATCTAGAAATATCATTAGATGATTGTCTAGACTTAGTAGCTTCATACTCTTTTTGAGCAGCAATCATCTTATCTTTGTAGACAACACGATCGTTGTACATACGCTCCATGATCTCAGGTAAGAATCCTTGCTTATCTTTTTTGAAGAAACATCCGTTCGCAGCAAGTCCATATCCATCAGGTACATCTGGAATATGCCCATTAAGCAACCCATCAACAGTAACACTAGTCTTGATGGCACGCCCACGATCGTTACGATATAGAGTTTCAGGACTGATATTATACTGCATGATAAGATGAGGATACAGACTGTTCAAGTCAAAAGACATCACCCAATCATATCCACCAGGCTTAGGTTCCTTAACGTGAGCACCCACATATGCTTCATCTTTAGCTCCGCCTCCATCAAGCGGAACCGCAATCTTTTGCTTATGTAGATGGTTGTGAATGATAACATCCCACATACGAACTTGTGTGAAGATATCTAGCAAAGTCACCTTCGCGTCGTACGCGAGCGCGAGAGCCATATCAATAAGCTTCATCTTATCATCAAGCTTTTCAACTAGCTCAACGTCTCGAATGTTATAGTCGATGAACTTTTGGAAATCCTTGATATAGAAATCATGCAGTGAGTCGTACTCAGAATAATCTAGCTTACGTTCACCAAGCTCGACGAAACCAATGTGATCTAGCTTATAGTTTTCTTGCTGAGTGTAAGTGAATTTCTGATACATCTCGAGATAATCGAGCGTAGCGATACCACCTATGTTGAAGACGTTCTCTTCTTTGAACTTTGTTCGTACTCTACGTTCCTTGAAAATGCGCCACGGACTGAAAGATTTGGCATGAGACTCACCAAGGATATTATTCATTCGGCGAATGAGATATGGGATATCGAAGAACGTCACGTTCCATCCAGTCACGATGTCTGGATATCCATCACTCCACTCACTCAGGAACTTGGTGAGTAGCTCCTTTTCGTTATTACACTGATAATAGTAGACGTCACTGCGCGAGGGAACATAATCGAAATATCCCCAGACATAAAACATACCATTTTTCTTGAGAGCGATAGCAGTGATTTCTTGTGACGCTACGTCTGCGCTCGGGAAACCATTCTCCGAGCTAACCTCAATATCGATATACGCGACGTTGATTAAGTCACGATCGTATGCGATTTCTTTAGGATACTCATCGTTTAGATAAGCATACAGAAATCGAGGCATTCCGTATATCTTGAAGTTGCTGATATCTTCGTATTGCTTGATGAAGTCTTTGGCTTCACGCATCGACAAGAAATCGACAGGATCCAAACTATTTCCACGAATGTCTTTCCACTCAGCGTCAGGACGCTTGGATTGCACATACATCGTTGGTGTATAGGGAATCTTTTCTTCGAAAGGACGTCCGCGATCGTAACCGCGGATTAGAATGTTGTTACCGTATTCGAGAGCGTTCGTATAAAATTTTGACATAGCTTATAGTACCATAAAACTACACAGCTGTCAAGATTCCTTTCTTAGGAAGCACAAGACCAGAACCAAAATTTTGATTGTAAGCATTTTCGACTTGGTCATTGGGTTCGTAAGTGAACATAACATTACGAGGGTCTAGGATGATTTCTTTAGTGCGAGCCATAGGTATGAAATCGAGTAAAGCCATTTGAGCTTTGCCTCCTGGACCTGGATTAAGCATGACTGCTGCTGGTTTAATGACCTTAATCATATTACCTATAACACCAACCTTGCCTACGATTTCATCACCGTTAAGCAAACGGAGCATCATGACAGTTGTATTGCGATCTTCATCATTCATATTCATAGGATTAATATTCATTTCACTTCCTTACTTTGCCACGCCTTGAATCTTTTCCTGTCCTCTAGACCAAGCTGCAATACCGAGAACTGCACCCATAGCTAAGTGGAATAGACCAGCGCCTTGCAACGTGAGAGGATTCCACTGAGTTATAGGCATCTTAGTCATCACCTGAACAATGTTCCACAAGACTGGAAATATGGCCATATCAAGGCAACAGATAACCATATAACACCAACCCATCGCGGGACGCCATTTTTTCACCATCCAGTCTTCATTTTGTTTGGCATTTTCTGCTTCCCATTGTTTATGCTCTAATTCGATCTTAGCGAGTTGAGCTGCTTCAGAAAGCTGCATCGAGGGAACAGGAGCAGAAATTCTTGGGGAATTATCAACGAATGTACTAGCGATAGCGGCTGCTGCTCCCTTAGTAGCAGCTGGAATCATATCCATCGCAGGTTTAGCTGCGGCTGGTTCTTCTTCTGGTGTACCAAATTTAGGCATAATATCTCCTTATGAAAAGATTTCTAGTGCTGCTTCATAATGAGATTTGCGGTCTTCGAGACCTATCGTTCCACCATTAATTTTTTTAGTTACAGTTAGGATATCACTTTTGTCTGCATACTGATTGAGTTCTCTTGAATCCCAAAACCAACCAGCTGACCATGCAGCACCTTCTTCGGTACTTAGCCATTCTGTTGCTTCTTCTAATGGCCATGCCATATCAGCTGCAAAAGCTTCATAGTTAGATTTGCCGGTCAGTTGGATAAGTCCTCGACCACAGTAACGATAACCGTCTCCAGATGCTTCGTCACCATTACCCATGCGATTAGCATATACGCGATTAGCAATCTTAGCTGGATTTTTAGCAAACGCTGAAGTATCTACTCCACGAAAATACTTAGGGAAAATTACTTTCAAGCGATCTGCTGAATAGTTAAGATTTTCCTTAATAGTTCTAAGACCACCAGACTCATGACCAACTTGAGCAAGAAACATTGAGATACGATTCTTATTATTGATTTCATAAAATGTCATCACATCGTTGAGAGGTTCGACATATTTCTGAATGATATCTTCATTAGTGTCTTCGAAGAATTCATTTAGTTGGTTAAATGTAACTAGCGCCATAGGAAATCCCCTTTCGCGCTATTTATTAGATCTTAGAATTTGACATAGCCTGTACTGCAAGATAGTGAATCTCGTATCTATTAATACCAATATCGGCAAGTTCTCTATCTGTCAAACTATTTAATTCGTTAACAACAGTATAATAACGACATTTTCTTTTGTACCATTCTAGCATGCGTGTCTCCTGAAACAGATAAAGCGGGCTAGTTTCCCAGCCCGCTGCATCACAAATAATTCAATGGATTGTAATTAATCTATGTTGATTTTCTTAGGTTTCTGACTTTCAGGAATAAAGTTTTCCAGCCAGACCTTAAGAATACCATTGACAAGCTCGGCGTTATTCACTACTACAGTATCGGCAAGAGTAAATGTGCGATTGAACGCACGCTCTGCGATCCCCTTATAGAAGTAATATTCTTGCGCCCTATCCATATCGCTGGCGTCTTTAGTCTTTCCAGCAATAGTTAGCTTACCTCCATCAAGAGTCAGCTCGATGTCTGTTTTTGCAAAACCCGCTACAGCCATTTCGATAACATACTTGTTATCATCGACCTTCTTGATATTGTATGGGGGATATCCAGGAAGGTTCTTACCGATACCATCCAACTGCGAAGATAACAGCTTGAATGTTTTGTCGAAACCGACAGAGAAAGGATCGAAAGCGGCGAGTTGTGCGTAGTCGTTCTTAGTCATAATATGACCTCCTATTAGGCAAGGTTGAATTATGTGACCCCGAGGGCATCACGGTTTTATTTATATCAGTCGATTGTGCGTTTCTTACCAATATTATATTTTGCTTCAAGTTTCCACTCGTTTTTTTCTTTGTGTGCTATAATCTTTATCTGATTCAAAGGTGCAATCGGATTGTTGGTACGATCTAATGCTACGATATCAATAAGCTCCCATTCGGCGAGCAGATTAGCAATCGTATTACGACGAGCCATATCTTCTTCAGAAAAGTTTGTAGGCTTACCATCGAGGGCAAACAATTCCTTAAAATGAACGATGTAGTATCTACCTTGTTTATGTAAGATATGACATGACTGAAACAATACCTTATCGCGTCGAGAAGCTACCCCGATACGAGTTAATGTTTCTCTAATTTTAAGGAAATCATCTGCTGATCGTAGCTTGATTTCGACCATATTTTCAACCGATGCATTCATCCTTTTCCACCTTTGTCGAGCGCACTCTCGATCATGGTTAACTGGTCATCGGTTAATACGCGCATTGCCTGTTCAGCTTTAGCACGACCATAGCCAAAATATTCCATGATCATCTCAACGGCTGCATCAGGTTCTACTTTTTTCCACTTTGCGAACCTTTTACGCTTCCGCAAAGTATTTAGTAAATACTCGTACTGTTGCTTATTATCGAGTTGTGGACGAAGATTCATCTCGTTCGCGTAGAGAATCGAGTCCTGATGATAAGAAAGTGAACGATTAGTTAGATATGGTTTGTAACCTTTTTCTGCTAACTCATCGTTCTCAGTCCCTCGCATCATATTCTTTTTCGTTAAACTAACGCTATCAACATAGGTAAACGGATTACTCATTTCTACCTTTTTCGGTATTGCAATCGAAACAAATGACACGAACATTGTCTGGCTCGTATCCAATATTATTATCTATACGATCAAGTGATGGACGACAAACAATACCCCGAACTTCATTATATGTTTTATTATAACCACGTCCATAGTTCATAGTTTTTAAGCAAACTGGACAATCATCAACCATCTTATCATGCATGTTTTCATGATTAAGTTGACTGCGATTATATATTGGCTTATCTGCTCTTGTACCAAAACCAGTCTTACGACTTCCTGTAATCCTGTCGTAAAGCCATGCACCTTTTACGTCTTGATTCAACCAGTATTCCTTAGCACCCCATGTTTGAATATCAAACGCGGGATAAGGATAAGCCACTTCAGTGGGTTCTCCATAGAGCGCAAGCGCAACAGGATTATCACAAATGAGTTGCTTTTCGTAACGTCCGTCTTTACTATTCGTCATTTTCATTCTCCTTCATATAATG